TAAATGCTGTTGAAGGCAAGTTAACCATTGATAAATCGCTAATAGCATCAAATAGTTATACAGATGCTATTTTAAAAGAACTCAAATCAGCAAATAAAAGTAGTTTTAAAAATATTAGACAAATACTTGCTGATTCAAATTTAAATGATTTTGATGAAATATATAGATTCCTATATGATAATTTAGATGAATATGCAAAAGATGGTGTTCAACAAGCAATGATTATCATTGAAATAGAAAACTATATGTATCATGCCAATTTTAGAATTGATAAAGAGATCAATGTAATGGCTTTAATTAGTAAAATTTTACAAACAATACAATAAAAATGAATAAGACAGAACCAAATCTCAATGTCAACATTGACATTAAATCATCTACTCCACTTATTTCACCTGATGGTAATCATGTGTTTGCTGAAGGAGTAATCATTCGTAAAGTATCTAAATTTGTAGCTGGTATAGCTGAAGATGCTATTATTCCTATTCCTGTAATGTATGATGCTAAAACAGGTAAGATTTTAGTAGAGTTGTTGCCTAAAGAACTCCGAGACGAGTATGCAAATCTTTGATTGGCTTAAGCAAATCACTTACGAAAAGCAATCTTGGGACTCATTTACTGAGGAAGACAGGACATCATTTAACCCATATATGGTGCACCGCTTCCTCAGTATGAATCCTGAGTATATTGAGTTTGTAAACCTGATTCAAAATATTCCTTACACTGAAAAGGAAAAAATATATAAACTATATTTATATATGATTCCAAAGAAAAACATGTTTTTAAAATATATCAAATCAAATAGAACCAAAACTAAAGAAGAGCTATTACAACATTTAGCTTCTCATTATGAATGTTCTTTGCGTGAGGCGTATGAATATTATCATATGCATCATAGTGATACTATTAAAGATATCCTTAAAAAAAGAGGTGTTGATGATAAAGAAATTAAAAAGTTATTAAAATGAAATTAGATAGTATAGTAACGTCAGTTATAAAACAATTCGAAGAACGTAGTATTAAAGGTAAAGAAAAATATGGTACTGATTTAGATAGAGAAGATTTAACTTTAATAGATTGGATAGAACATGCTAAACAAGAGCATATGGATGCTATTCTATATTTAGAAAAAATCAAACAACAATATCTTAAAGAATTCGAATCGTGAAAATACCTTCTATAGTAAAAACGATTCAGAAACAACCTATACAGGAAATAAACTATGCGTTCCATAAAACAATTTCTTATAGTCAATTTTCTATCTACCATGAATGTCCTCATAAATGGAAACTACAGTATAAGGATGGTTTACAAGAATATTCATCTACTATCCATACTGTTTTCGGAACCGCTATGCATAGTACCATTCAGCATTATCTCACTTTAGCATATAATGAAAGTGCCGCTGCAGCTGATAGATTTGATATAGAAACATTCTTTGAAGATGAATTTAGAAAAACATACCTAGAAGAATACAAAGCAAATAAAGACACTCACTTCACTAATGCGGTTGAAATGAGAGAATTTTTTGATGATGGTATAGCTATTCTAAATTACTTTAAGAAAAAACGAGGTAATTACTTTAGTAAGCGTGGATGGTATTTAGTTGCTTGTGAGTTACCTATTGTTATAACACCTAATAACGCGTTTAAAAACGTTTTATACAAGGGATATATTGACCTTGTAATGTATCATGAACCTACAAATACATTTAGAATATACGACTTTAAAACATCAACTCGTGGTTGGAATGAAGATGCGAAAAAAGATGAACGCAAACAGTTCCAATTGTTATTTTATAAAAAATATTTTGGAGAACAATATAATATTCCTGAGGATGATATTGATGTTGAGTTTATTATCTTAAAAAGAAAAATATGGGAGGAAAGTGAATATCCTCAAAGTCGAATTCAAGAATTTTCTCCTCCAAGTGGTAAAATCAAAATGAAAAAAGCATTAACTGCTATAAATAATTTTATAAATGAATGTTTTGATATAGACGGAACATACAATGACACGTTACATCTCGCAACACCAAGCAAAACCTGCCAGTGGTGCCCTTTTAATGAAAGGAAAGATCTTTGTAACAAATAGTGTTTTTGTATATATTTATATACAAATGATGTTATGGATAAAAAGGATATGACACTAACAAGCGTTAAAGTACAAAGCGACTTGTTTGAAGATTTTAAATTAGAATGTGTTAAGCGAAAATTTTCTTTACAAAAGCTTGTAGATAGAGCAGTCCATTTGTATCTTACATCAGATGAATTTAGAAAATCAATTCACAATCACAATAATTTAAATCGATAAAAGTTTTATGAATCAAAGTTTTGCGTATTTGCCTCAAAATGAGAGGAAAAAAATACTTTTGATTTGTGATGACATTAGAGTACATTCAGGTGTAGCTACTGTCGCTCGCGAATTAGTATTAAACACAGCCCAACATTTTAATTGGATTAACATTGGAGGTGCTATTAACCATCCAGAACAAGGCAAACGATTAGATCTATCCTCAGATACTAATAATAACACTGGATTAACTGATAGCTCAGTTGTTTTGTACCCAACTAACGGATATGGAGATGCTAGATTAATTAGACAATTAACCCAAATGGAAAAACCAGATGCTATTTTCTTAATTACTGATCCAAGATATTTTATTTGGTTGTTCCAAATTGAAAATGAGATTAGAAAGAAAATGCCTATTATCTATCTTAACATTTGGGATGATTATCCAGCTCCAATGTATAATAGATCTTATTATGAGTCATGTGATGCTCTGTTAGCTATCTCTAAACAAACTAAAAATATCAATACTTTAGTATTAGGTGATAAAGCTAAAAACAAAATCATCCAGTATGTACCTCATGGTTTGAATGAAAATATCTTTAAACCACTTGATAATACTCCTGAATTAAAGGAATTTAAAAAGAAACTATTTGGAGGTAAAGAAATTGATTTTGCTTTATTCTTTAACTCTCGAAACATTCGCAGAAAACAAATCCCAGATACAATGATGGCCTATAAGCTATTTGTTGATGGGTTATCTGAAGAACAAGCAAAACATTGTGCTTTTGTATTACATACTCAAGTAGTAGATGATAATGGTACTGATTTAGAAGCAGTAAGAGAATTATTATTTGGTGATGACCCAAAATATAATATCATTTTCTCACCTAATATGCTTCCAGCTGACCAAATGAATTTGCTTTATAATAGTACTGACTGCCAAATCCTATTAACTAACAATGAAGGTTGGGGATTAAGTTTAACTGAAGCAATTTTAGTAGGCAATCCAATTATTGCAAATGTAACAGGAGGAATGCAAGACCAAATGCGCTTCAGTAAAAAAGGCAAATGGATTGACTTTGACGCTAAGTTTCCTTCAAACCATAATGGTACAATTAAAGAACATGGTGAATGGGCGTTTCCAGTTTACCCGACTAACCGTTCAATTCAAGGTTCACCGTTAACACCTTATATTTGGGATGACAGATGTAATGCAGAAGATGCAGCTAAACAAATTAAAGCAGTATATAATTTATCTAAAGAAGAAAGAAAAGCACGTGGTATGAAAGGTCGTGAATGGGCTTTATCAGATGAAGCAGGATTCACAGCCTCAAACATGGGTAAAAAAGTAATTACTACTTTAGACAATTTATTTAAAACTTGGAAACCAAGAGAAAAATATGAGTTAGTAAATGCTAACGAAGTTAAGCCAAAAACAGTACCTCACGAATTAGTTTATTAATACCAAAAAGTTATATGAAACCATTATTTTTTATTAGCTGTCCTATCGACACGTATAGTGGATACGGAGCACGTTCTCGAGATTTAGTTAAAGCAATCATTGAGACAGACAAATATGATGTTAAAATTATTCCTCAAATGTGGGGCAATACACCTTGGGGTTTTATTGAAGATAATCCTGAATGGTCATTTTTAACACCTCATTTATGGGCACAACCTCAACTCCCAAAACAACCTGAGATATGGATGCAAATTACAATCCCAAGTGAATTCCAGCCAATTGGTAAATTCAATATTGGAGTAACAGCAGGTATTGAAACAACTTTATCACCTGGTGATTGGGTTGAAGGTATTAACAGAATGAATTTAACATTAACTTCTTCTGAGCATTCAAAAGAAACATTCCTTAAAACAATATTCCAAAAGGTAGATCAACGTACTAATCAACAAATTGGAGAAGTAAAAATTGAAAGACCAATTGAAGTATTATTTGAAGGTGTTAACACTGACATTTACAAACCACTTGATACAGTAGAATCATTTCCTGAATTAAATGATATTAAAGAAAAATTCTGTTATTTGTTTGTGGGGCATTGGATTAATGGTGATTTAGGTGAAGATAGAAAAAATGTTGGTCTATTAGTTAAAGCATTTTATGAAACATTTAAAAATAAAAAACAAAAACCAGCACTTATTTTAAAAACATCCCAAATTGGTTCTTCATACCTTGATCGAGATGAAATTTTAAAACGGATTACTTTAATTAAAAAGACAGTTAATTCAAAAGATCTCCCTAACATTTATGTGCTACATGGTGAATTTACTGATTCTGAGATGAATGAGTTATATAATCATTCTAAAATTAAAGCTATGATTAGTTTAACTAAAGGTGAAGGTTTTGGTCGCCCATTACTTGAATTTAGTTTAACTAAAAAACCAATCATTACAACCAATTGGAGTGGTCATAAAGATTTTCTAGACGAAAAATTTACCACTATGCTTCCAGGTACTATGATTAATGTTCATCCAAGTGCTGCTAATAACTGGTTATTAAAAGAATCACAATGGTTTAATGTAGATACAGGCCATGTAGGACATCATCTAAGGAATATGTTTGAAAATTATAAAACATATATTGATGGTGCTAAGCGTCAAGCATATAAGAGCAAAAATGAATTTAGTTGGGACAAAATGAAGGATAAAGTAAGTCAATTATTTGATCAATATATTCCTGAGTTTCCAAAAGAAGTTAAACTACAACTCCCACAATTAAAGAAAATTGAATTACCAAAACTTAAAAAAGTAGAAGAAAATGTTGCCGGATAAAATTATAACTTGCCCTAAATCAGGAGGTGATTTATGTTACGAAACACAGATTGCACCTGAAATTACAAACTGGATGTCTTTATCTTGTGGTTATTGGACTAATAGTTTAATGACTAAAGATAGTGATTTCTATAAAGAACAAATGGAAGTATTGCCTGAGTTGTATAAAGCATTAGCTTGGGAAGACTCAAATACTGGTTTAACTTGGTTACCACAAACAATTAATCACCCAACTCAAGGTATGGTATTTGCGAACGGAACTTCATCTGATAACTGGAGATGGGCAGCTGTTAAAGCAACTAAAGTAACAGAAGAAGAAAAAGAAAAATACCCAATCCCCAAACAACCAGGTAAATTCTATGAGTACAGAATGAACATGGATACACTTCAACATTTTGAAGAAAGAGAATTTATAGATGCTTTAGAATATGTTGGCCTATTAGGATAATTTATTATATTAAGGTTATATGAAAATTAGTTATGCTATTACAGTTTGTAATGAACTGGAAGAAGTAAGTCGCTTAATCAATTTCCTCCAGCGAACCAAACGTCCTGAAGATGAGATTGTTATTTTATGGGATGAAAATGGTGATCCTAGAGTTTGGGAATACATAATTAGTATTCCTGAACCTAAACATTTTAGAGATCATTTCAATAAAAACTTTTCAGAATGGAAAAACAAATTATCATTGGTTTGTAAAGGTGATTATATCTTTCAAATTGACGCTGATGAAATTCCTAATAACAATTTAATAGAAAATCTACCAGCGATACTAGAAAATAATATAGATGTAATTTTAGTTCCTAGAGTGAATACAGTTCAAGGTATTACTCCCCAACATATTCAAGCTTGGGGTTGGAAACAAAACAACAAAGGATGGATTCAATGGCCTGACTACCAATGGAGGATTTATAAAAATAATCCTGAGATTAAATGGATAAACAAGGTACATGAAATTCTAGATGGTTATAAAACATATTCTAGCCTACCAGAAATGGAAGAATATGCTTTATATCATCCTAAAACAATAGAAAAACAAGAACAGCAAAACAACTATTATATTAAAATAAATTTAAATCAAATATGAGAGATACTTTATATTTATATAATCATCTGCATTATGGAGATATTTTTACATCTAGATCTCTTATTAAACCTCTTTTAACTAAATTTAATATAATATTTTATCATAATTTAAAAGCTCCTCTTCTTTCTGATATAGAAGGATTAACTGAGATTCAAGGTATTCCATCTGGTTTTGATATAAATTCTTCTGATTTAACCCAAAATAAAATTAATGCTTGGATAGGTCAATCTCAAATGAAATATTATCATAGATATGAAAGTGGTTGTTCTTTAAAAAATTATCTTTCTTTTGTATTTGAAGTATTAGATTTTTACAACATACCAAAAGAAGACATAGAATACTATCTTCCTGAAGTAGATTTCACTAAAATTTTAAAACATGATGAAATTAAAAATCAATTAAAAATTTATAAAAACCAATATAAGAAAATTGTTTTCATCTCTAATGGAGATGTACATTCAGGACAATCCATAAACTTTGATTTTACACATATAATAATGAATTTAAGCCAAGAATATCCTGAAGTTTTATTTTTATTAAGTGAGAAAAATAACATCCAATTGCATAATATTAAATTTACCTCTGATATAACCTTATTATCCCCAGACTTGTTACAAATAAGTTTAATTTCTACTTTTTGTGACATTATTATAGGAAGAGCCTCAGGACCATTTACTTATTCTTTAGTAAAAGAAAATATTTTAGATAAAAATAAAAAATTTATATCATTTAATAATAACCATGTTGATGCTAATTATTATAATAATTTAGGTTTTAATTTAGAATGGTATTCAAATTATGAATATAATTTTATATTAAATACTATAAAAAATGCTATTAATATCTAAAAATATACTAATATGCAAGAAGATATATACATTGTAGGCTCTGGAGGATTTGCTAAAGAGGTTTATGGAATAATAAAAAGACTAAACCAATTTAGATTTAAAGGATTTATTGCGTATAATCCAACTTCTTTTAGTTTAAAATTAAAAAATGAAACTTTATCTATAATTGATGAAAATGAATTTTTATCTTCTATAAAAGACGTTAATATAGTTTTTGGCATAGGTACTCCTGGGGATATTAAACGAATTAAAAATAAATATGTTGATTTTATTTTTCCTAACATAATTGATAACTCTGTTATTTTAGATACTACTAACATATGCCTAGGGATAGGAAACATCATCACTCCAGGAGTTATATTAACCACTAATATAGAAATTGGTTCCTTTAATGTATTTAATCTTAACTGTACAATAGGACATGACTGTACTATAGGGAGTATGAATATATTCAATCCTAGTACTAATATTTCTGGGAATTGCAAAATTGGGGACTTAAACTTATTTGGAGTTTCTTCAGTTTTATTAGAAAATAAAACAGTAGGAAATAATAATATTTTTGGAGCATCATCCTTGACCTTAACTAATATTAATGATAATGGTGTATATGTTGGGATTCCATCAAAACAAATAAAAAATAAATAATAAACAAATAAAAAATTATGGCTGATACCTTAGGAACACTTATTGATAAGTTAACCACAGTTGATTTAAAAATGTGGAATAACCAAGAATTAATTTATGAAATCAGAAGAATGTCTTTTGAAGAATATAAAGAAAAATATTTTTCAAATGAAGAAGGAGCAGAAAAACTATGGAATTTGCTAAAAAAAGCTACTGATCTAAATGTTCAAAGAAATCAACTTATTAATGAGGTTGATGAAAAAATAATTGAAATAGTTAATGCTAGATTGTCTGGTGAAAATTTAGACAATGGTAAGTTTTTACAAAGATCCCATAAAACTTATTAACATGAAAAAGGTTAGTCAAATACTAAAAGATATTTATTTAATAAATTGGAGTAATTTAAACATATTAGAATGTGGTGCTCACATAAATGGTGAAGAAACATCTGAGTTTGAATTAACTAATAACTGTTGGTATATTGAAGCAAATAAACCTGATTTTGATTTACTTAAAACTTTTAGAAAAAATGTTTTGAATATTGCTTTATCAGATCAGACCGGGGTTCTTAAGTTTACTATCTCATCCCATCCTGGCAATAGTAGTTGTGAGTATTCTAAAGAGCATTTAGATGAATTAAAACGATACAATTCTGATTTTAAAGAGATTGAGGTCTCATCTATAAGTTATATAGATTTATTAAAAGATTTAAATTTAACATTTGATGTTTTAGTGTTGGATATTGAAGGCCATGAAAAAACAGTTTTAAATTCATGGAAAACCATAGATAAAAAACTACTACCTAGTATTTTAGTTATTGAATGTGGTTATGATTGGGAAGAACGCATGTATACCCTAAAAGAACTAGGATATAAAATTGATTGTTATTATTTTAATAATTGTTATTTAAGCACACCTAACATAAAAACCAACCCCGAACTAACCAGTGCATATAATAATCAATGGAAAACCTTTATTTGGGATAATAAACTTATTTATACTAATGACTTAATATGATTCCAATTTATAAACCATATTTTACCGAACAAAATTTAAAACATGTCCATACAGCTATATCCTCAGGATGGGTGTCTTCTCAAGGTGAGTATTTGGATCTGGCCAAAAATAAACTAAAAGAAATTTTAGGATGTAAATACTTAATTTTAACTAATAATGGCACTACAGCTACTCATTTATTAGCTATAGCTCTAAAATTTAAATATCCCCATATTACTAAAATCATAGTACCTAATAATGTTTATATAGCTGCTTGGAATTCATTTTTATATGATAAAAATTATGAATTAATACCTATAGATGCTGATTTAGACACTTGGAATTTTGATGTGTCAAAAATAGAAGAAAAACTAGACAAAAATACAGCTATACTAGTTGTCCATAATATTGGGAATGTAGTAAATGTTCCTCAGTTAAAAAAACAATTCCCTAATACAGTTATATTAGAAGACAATTGTGAGGGATTTTTAGGGAAATATGAAAATAAATACACAGGAACAGAATCTTTTGCTTCATCAATTTCATTCTTTGGTAATAAAACTATAACTTCAGGTGAAGGAGGAGCATTTATTACTAATGATAAAGAAGTTTTTGAGTTTATAAATATAACTAAAAATCAAGGCCAATCAGAAATAAAATTTATACATAACCAATTGGGTTATAATTACCGAATGACTAATATCCAGGCTGCTATATTATATGGACAAATATTAGATTTAAATTATATTTTAGAAAAGAAAAAACAGATATTTGAGTTATATAAAAATAATTTAAAAAATATACCTAATATTATTTTTCAAAATATAGAAAATAATACTTTTCACTCTAATTGGATGTTTGGAATTAGATTCCCTAATTTTAATATAAGTGATAAACGAGAATTAGAGTTATATCTATTTGAAAATGGAATTGATTCAAGACCTATGTTCTATGATATAACTCAACATGAATATTTATCTTATATTTCTTGTGAAAATACCAATGCTAAAATATTACAATCTCAATGTTTAATTCTCCCATCATTTCCTGAGTTAACAAATAGCCAAGTGATGTTTATATGTGATAAGATTAAAAAATTTTTAAAAAATAAAAACATATGATTATACATCTACTGATAGATTATTATAAGCTTTCATCATCTAATTTTAATAGACAGCAAGAATTAGATACTTGTTTTTATGATAATATAAATAATAAACATTTTCATAAAATTCATGTTTTTAGTGATGATGATTTACCTTTTACAAATAATAAAATAATTCACAATATACCTAATAAAAGATTAACTTATAAAGATTATTTTAATTATGCTAAAAATTACATACCTGAAGGAGATATAGTGGTATTATCTAATTCTGATATATATTTTGATGATACTATTTCTAAAACAGAGAACATTGATTTAACATCTACTATCATAGCTTTAACCAGGTGGTGCCCAGACCATGGTCATAGAATAATTAATAATCAAATTGAAATTTATCCTAATCATGATAGATCACAAGATGTTTGGGTTTGGAAAAACATACTTAAAAATTATGAAGATAAAGATTGCAATTTTACTTTAGGTAAATTAGGGTGTGATAATAAAATAGCTTATGTTTTTAAAGAAATGGGTTATAAAATAATTAATCCTAGTTTAGAGATAATAAGTTACCATCTCCATAAAGAAGATACTGATAGAACATATGAAAAAGTATGGTTACCTGGTCCATACTTATTTGTACCTGTTGAAATTAATAGCATTATAAATGAATAAATTTGATTATTTAATAATTGGCTCAGGATTTTTTGGTTCAATATGCGCCTATGAGCTAACTAAAAAAGGTTATAAATGCCTTGTTTTAGAAAAACGAAACCATATTGGAGGTAATTGCCATACAGAAAATAAAGATGGGATTAATATTCATACTTATGGACCTCATATATTCCATACATCAAATGAAGAAGTATGGAGATGGATAAACCAATTTGCCTCTTTTAATAATTTCACATTACGCCCAGTAGCTAACTATAAAGGTGAGATATATTCTTTACCTTTTAATATGTGGACATTCTCTAAACTATGGGGGATAACCCACCCAAACCAAGCTAAATTAGAAATTAAAAGACAGAGTGAACATATTAAAAATCCTCAAAATTTAGAAGAACAAGCAATTAAATTAGTAGGAGTAGATGTTTATGAAAAATTAATTAAAGGATATACTATTAAACAATGGAGAAAAGATCCTAAAGAATTACCTAAAGAAATTATAAAGCGATTACCTGTTAGATTTAATTATGATAACAACTATTTTAATGATAAGTATCAAGGTATTCCTATAGGTGGTTATACTCAAATCTTTGAAAAATTATTAAAAGGAATTGAAGTTAAATTAGAAGTTGATTACTTAAAAGATAAAGAATATTGGAATAACCAAGCAGAAAAAATAATTTATACTGGTCCTATAGATGCTTATTTTAATTACCAATTTGGGGAATTAGAGTATAAAACTACTAAATTTGAACATAAAAAATTAGAAACAGATAATTTCCAAGGTGTAGCCATGATGAACTATACAGATAAGGAAATTCTTTATACACGGTGTGTAGAACATAAGCATTTTGAATTTATAGATTCTCCTACAACTTGGGTAACTTGGGAATTTCCAACTGAGTATAAAGCCCAAACAACAGAACCTTACTACCCAGTCAATGATCAAGAAAATACTTTAAAATATTCTCAATATAAAAATTTGGCTAATCAAGAAAAAAATATTATATTTGGAGGTAGATTAGCAGAATATAAATACTATGATATGCATCAAGTAATTGAATCAGCATTGAATTTTATAAAAATTTTATGAAAATATTATATTTAACTGATATAGGACATATGGGTCCTTTAACTTCATCATTTCAAATGGGTCCCCGTCCTCCTATGAGTTGGATAGGAACTCTTAATTCATTTCATTGTCCATATTTTAAATTAAATGAATTACAAGAAGATAATTTTGATATAACTATTATCGGATGTATCCATGAAAATGTAGATGTGTTTAATATAGATTTAGAAAAGATAAAAAAAATATCTAAAAAAATTTTATTCCAACATGATAGTGATCATAGATATTTTTATCAAAAAAATTCTTTACATAGAAGTTATATGTTAAACTATATAATTTCTAATGTTGATGCTATATTAGCCCATAATGATTTAGATAAAAAGTATTATGAGACATTATATAAAAAACCATGCTTTATTCATGAACAACTAATATTAGATGTTTATAATGATTTGCCTTATAATAATTGTAAACATGGAGTGATTTTAGGAGGTATAACAGACAGATATGGAGCTCTAGATGGATATACTTTAATTACTAATTCAACAGATGAAGAAATATATTGTTTTGGTGATAATGAGAATATACCTGGAGTAACTTTTATACCTAACATTTGGGATTATATTGAGTATAATAATAAGTTATCAGGATTTAAATATGCTTTTAATTTAACTCCTCTAGCTATAGGAGGCTCATTTCCTTTACAGTGCGCTATGGTAAAAACACCTTGTTTAGGATGGGATAATTCTAATCCTCTTAAAACATGTTTCCCAGACTTAGTGGTACCATATGGTGATTTTGATTTATTAAGAGAAAAATTTACTCATTTAATAAATAATAATGATTTTTATAATTATGTTGTAGATTATGCTCGTGATAAATTTGTAAATACATTTAATGTAAATTTATATAAAACTAATTTAAATAAAATATTCATTTCTCTTTAATATGAAAAAATATACTATTGAACAATACACTGACCCCAATGGGGTTAAAAGATGGGATTTAATAAATTATCTTATAGAACAAAATAATTATATTAATTACTTAGAAATAGGAGTGAATGATGCTTTATGCATTCGCCAGATTAAAGCACTTCATAAAGATGGTATAGATCCATTTCCTGGTTCTGAAGTAGGAGGAGGATATTACCCAGAAATTAATTATCCTATATCATCAGATAAATTCTTTGAATTAATAAAAGGACATGATATTAAATATGATATAATATTCATTGATGGATTACACCATTCTGATCAAGTAGATAAAGATATAGCTAATTCTTTAAATCATTTAACACCAAATGGAACTATAGTTTTACATGACTGTAACCCACCAGAATATGAAATACAATTAGTTCCTAGACAAACAGGTATATGGAATGGTGATGTTTGGAAATCTATAGTTAAATTAAGATGTACAGACCCTAATTTATCTATAAATGTGGTTGATACAGATTGGGGAGTAGGTATTGTACAATTTGGGAAACAAGAATTATATAATAAAATAACATTAGAAAACTGTTTAGATTATTTCTATTTTGATCAACATAGAGATGAATTACTAAATATCCTATCAATCGATGAATTTTATAATAAATTTAAACAAAAATGATATCATTAATAATACCTACTACTAGTAAAAATAAAGATTACACTCAAAATATTTTAAATAATATTAGAGAAATTTACCCTGATGAAAATGAAGTTGAGGTAATAATTGAGACAAATGATGATGTCACTTTAGGGATAAATTATAATAACGCTGTAGCTAAAGCTAATGGTGAAAAAATAATTTTACTTCATAATGATATGGTCATCAAACCTGGCTTTGTTGAAATTATGGATAAACATATCACTAAAGGAAGAATAACTACATATACTAGAGTAGAACCACCACTTTACTTAGACACATATCCCGGTAAAATCTTATTAGATTGCGGTTATGATTTAAATTCTTTTAATAAAGAAAAATTTGATCAATTCAATATAGAAGAAAGTTTAATTGATGGTGGATCACAATTATTTTTTGGTTGTTTAAAAGAAGATTATATTGGTATAGATGGATATACATTTAAAATGTTTTGTGAAGATGATGATTTTCACCTTAGATATAAATTAGCTGGATTTGAACATAAAGTAAGCTCAGCTTATGTTTATCATTTTGTTAGTAAAACATCTAGATCTGGAGATTACCAAGAAATAGAACAACAATCTAATATAAACTTTATTAAAAAATGGGGTTTTAGAGATTCTATATATAATGTTGTTTATAAAAAATCTGTAGTGATACATAATTCTAACCCACAACTAGAACAATTTTTAAAACCTTGGTTTAATGATGGGAAAGATATAATTGTTGAAGTAGATGGAAACACTTTTGCTCAACAAGATTTTAATACTATCCAACATTTAAATGATATTATTAAAGAAAGTGGTGAGATTGGTTCATTTGAATTAGGTAATTTAAAAATTACTATTAATTCAATAGATGAATATCAAAATACTCTTATTAAATTATAATTTGGCTTTTTAATTTTCTTTTATTATATTTAGTTAAAATTAAGAAGTATGGAATATAATAATAGTGATTATTATTTTTACTCACATTTAGATCCAAATAGAGAACCTATTGGTACATGTCGAGCAGGCACTTTAGGTATAGCTACTTATTATTTTGCTTCTATGAAAGGCATGAATATTGAAAATTTTTTAAAACTATATTCTATAAGTATAAAAAATGAATCTAAATAATTTTGGAAATAGATTAAAAATTAATCGAAACAAACAATCTCAAGAAAAAGATGTGTTTGTTGAATTTGTTAATATGTTAGATGAATGTTGGGCTAGAACTAATTTTCTTCATGATCATCTAAAAATTGACTTTTACAATTATGAAGAATCATACTATAACATTATTGAAAATCTTATTTACCTCAAATATAATGATGAAGTAGGTGCTTTAATCTTATGGTATGTATATGACAGATTTGATTCTGATGGTAATCTTCAAAAATTAGAAGTGACTATACCTGGTAAAGCCAAAAAAGTATACACACTTAAGACAGCACTTGATCTTTGGAATCTGATTGATAAAATAAATAAAGCAAACCAAAATAACAATTTATGAGTAGACACTGTAAAGTATGTGATGTTATGATTGATCCACGTAGAATTGCTATTCTACCTGAAACCCAAACCTGCACTCAACATTCAACTGCTGAGAAAAAAGTAGCAATGGTAGTTCAAATGGGAGAAGGTGATCATACATGGACTGAGACTTATGCTGTGGATAGAGAAGTATATGATAAAATTCAAGAAGCAGAAAAGAATTTTAGAAAAACAACCACTCCAAAGAAACCAAAAGTGAAATCAACTGAGGAAGAAGAAGAAGAGTTATCTGTATTGGATGAGTTAGAAGAAGAAACAGAATTGTTAGAAGATGATGAGTATATTGATGATGAAGATGATTACTCAATTGATTATACTGAAGACGAAAACTAATGCCTAAAGCAATACATTTAAGTAAAGAGCAAATTTTAGCAGCAATGGACAAGACAAAATCTGTCCGTGCTGCGGCTCGTTATTTGAATATATCATACCAGCACCTTAAAAAATGGATGAAAGTTTATAAGGATGAAAATGGAGTAACTTTATTTGAAGCCCATAAGAATCAATCAGGTAAAGGTATCCCTAAATTCTTATCAGCATCTCATTACAATAAAAAAGAACCAGCATTACTAGATATACTTGAAGGTAGAGTCAACCCAGCTCACTTCAATCCTCAAAAGATAAAGTATAGAATGATAACTGAGGGTTTTTTAAAGGAAGAATGTTACAATTGCGGATTCCATGAACGTCGAGTATCTGATTATAAAATCCCACTTATCCTCCACTTTAAAAATGGTAACAAACAACATTACTCTT